TGCACCTGGTTTCTTAATTGCTTTTTTTATATTTAATTTCTTTGCCATTATTTTTTCTTAATTAAACCCATTGCACCTTTTCCAGCCTTGATGCCGAAGCTTGCTGAGCAGGCAATATATAAGAGGTGTTTATAATAGTCCGGAAGTTGTTGCAAGGCAACAAACCCAGCTTCTATATGTACAGTCATTCCTGGAAAAAATACGAGAGTTGCAGGAGCCAAAAGACAAATTAAAATTAGCTCGTCTTTCCACGATCCTTTCATTTGATCCACGGCTGATGCTTCCCATTTTATTTTGCCGGCAATCTGATCTTCTTTGAGTTTAGTAGCAGCTTTAATTTCAGTGACCTTCAATTCGGCCTTAGCTTTTTTGGTCTCGACGAAGCCACGAACTGTATCCGCAGCCACGCCGAGGAGGGGTTTTGCTAGAAGTTGCCAGACCATAGTCTAAGCAGCTCCTCCAGTTAACTGACTAATAACAACAAGTACAATAATAGCTACTATACCCGCTTTAATCCAGTCCTTCATTTTCCAGTCCGACCACTCTTTCAAGTGTTCCCATAGATCTTTAATTAAATTCATAAGACCTCCTTTTACAAAAAAAGTTATATCAGAATGTCCCTTTAAAAGGAACTTTTTTAATTTGCATTTTACTGCGTTGACCTTTTGGTCCTGAACCTAAGTTAGCTTTTACTTTTGGTCCTTCCATTGTTGCAGAATAAACATCTGCTATTTGTGTTTTATTGACATTAGACCCTGCATAAGGATTCATATCAGTAGACACAGTCATTTTTGCATTTGGATATTTAGATCCATTGATAAATTTTGGTTTTGGGTTATCTAATGCCATTTTTTTCTCCTAATGTATCGTGGGTTTTATCAATTGAATAAAATCACGAGTGTTATGTTCTATGATATGCTCGGATTCTCTAGTTGATAAATTATCAAAATAGAGAATGCGTGCAACACTCATCATAGCCCCAGCTAAAAGTATACTATCTTCTTCATTTTGGGAAGTATTTTCTACTAAAAGCAAAAGTTTATCAAAATACTTTTGTAATTTTTCTTCAGCGGGAGTCATATGAGTCATATCAATACTTATTTCTCAGTTTGGACGGTTCCATTACCTTTGTCAACTGTATTCCTTCCCTAATTGTTGCATGTTTATCTGCATTATCTATTTTTTCTTGTTCTTGGGCAGTACCTACTACAAATTTTTCTTCTTCTAGTCCTTGTTTTTCTCCATCTTTCTGTGCTCGTAGCTCTAATTCTTCTGCACGCAGCCCTAATTCTTTTTCTTTTAGTTCAACAAGAGGATCTTTGTTCATTCCTTCTAAATATTCTTGTTCTTCTGCTACCATTTCTTCTGTTAATTGTTTAACTCGTACAGAAACTTGTTTTGCAATCTCAATTTCAAACTGTTGTTGCAGTTCTGGAGGTAATTGACCACCATATTGTGCTGTTACTTGTTGTATTTGTGCTTGATTCTCTGCCATTACCTCTTCTTTTGCTAATTCACTTATGTGATTAGAGATATGAGATTGAATTAATGACAAAATAGGGGGCGCATTCTTAACTAAATACGTCGACATAAAGGCACGATGTGCATCAATGTGAGCTGTATGGTCTTGTTGTGGAAATGCCACCGCTGGTTTTTGCATTAACATCTGTGAATTCTCCATCGCTGCATCCATAGGCATCGGTTTTGGAGGAGGTGGAAGAATAGCGTCAATATTTTGTACCCCCATTGCCTGATACATACGTCTATAGGCCTCATATTGATTGTGTATTTGGGGGTTCGCTTGTGCTAGTTGTAATTGTGTTTGGGCTAACGTAATACGTTGCGCCATTGAAAATATATTGGGATCACTTACCGGAATAATATCTACACGATTATCAAAATCTTGTTGCTTAATCATTTTATTTCCACCAACAACCGCATATGGATATTCTGGTGGTAAATAATCTTGAATGATTCTTGCTAAAATTTTAAATTCTTTCTTTTGTGAGTAATGCAATCTTTTGTGAATTGCACTCATCACTTTTGTACCTTGCTCTAGTAAAGCCATTGTTGTACCAACTGGATTAGCTTGTGAACCTTCTCCTAGTTTTTGATCAGCTACAGCAGCAAATCTTTTTCCTGCATCAACAACAAAACCTAATAATGAAAATAAAGTTTGATCTGGTCCTTTATAGGGAAGTGGCATTAAACCTTGTCGAAGGTCTCCACTCGGTGCGTCTATGTCTCTAAACTCTCCTGGTTGTAATGGACTATCATCATCGGCAATTCTAATTCCCCTTGCTTTAAATCCTGCTGGTAAATTAGATAATGTTCCCGCATCAATGAGTTGACGGAGTGCTGACGTAGCAGTCCTGGACAAACCCCCCAACATATGAATAAGACCAAAACCATAAAAACCAAGGCCTGGTAAAAATTTATATTGAATGAAGTATGGTATTTTTTTCCTAAGAGGATCGTCTTCTCTGTAGTTTCTATAGATGGATAAGATTTTTCCGCTTCCCTCATCAATAGTAACAACATACGGAATCTTTATACCTGTAGGTTCACCTGATTGCTCGTCTTTATCTTCGAAACCTTCTATGTCTAAATCGCAATGCGACTCAAACAATTGATACATCTCATCGTAGTTAACTGGACTTACACCTTCTAACTGATTATATTTTTCTTGAACTTTTGATTCTTCCATTGTTGGATCTAGTAATTCTACATCTCGGTACAATCCTCCAACTTGTGCTTTTTTAATTTCATTTTTTGTCATCTTGACAATATGTGTTACTCGTTCCGCAGATGCTAAATCTGTAGATAAGTAAGGAACAATTAAATCTTCACTTGGAACAAATTTGGAAACTGGTCTCTCTAATCCTGCATCGTAATAAATCTTTTTAAATGCTGAACCTGCAAGTGGTAAGAAAAATAATAACTGATCCATGTCCGCATCATATTCTTCCATCTCATCCAAGATTAAATAATTCATGTATTCTTTTACACGTTGTGCTTGTGCTTCTGTCTCTGCATTTTCTTCACCCACCACGTTACATTTTACAGGTCCTCCTGCTGGTAATAATTCTTTATAAGCTTGTGATTGAAATGCTGTTACACTTTCGGATAAAAGTGGATGCGTCACGGAGCTTGCTCCTTGGAACGGTTGTGATCGTTCTTGATGTTTAAATCCTAAAAGATCTAAACCTTTTGTGTATGTAAAAAACCATTCATCCCTTGATGCTTTATCATCTTCAATCTGCGAACGTAATTCTTCTGAAATAGAATTAAGAATATTATCATCTAATAATTCTGCAAGGTTAGCGCCGAAAGGAACTTGCTCCTCGACTACTGCTTCCTCACCAAATGTTACTGATCCATCTGGATTCTCTATAACTTCTTCTCCTATTGCTGCTTCCACTTCTATTTCTGGAGCATCACTCATCGGATCTGATGGTGCTGGATTATAACCTGCTGGTCTTTCTACTGCCATTATCTTCTTGCCTTTCCATAACCACGTTTCGCTAGGCCACCTGATTTCATTTTCATCGGAATAACAGAACCTTCTGCTGAACCTTTAGCTTTTGGACCGGGGATCGTGGACCCTTGTGCACTACCCGTGGCTCTCGCTCCAGGGATTACTGAAGTTTGAGCAGATGATTTAACATATCCACCGTGTTGGTAATTTGGATTAATTAATTCTAATTCTGCTCTAAGAATCTGTATTTGGTCATCATCCCCAATAGCTATAGCATCATCTAATAAATCTCGTAACTGTTTTACTCTACTTGGTGTTTTTTTGTTCATACTAATCCTTAGGCCTGTAATTGTTTCTTCTTCTTTTTTTTCATCATAGCATTAAATCCTGTGGGTTGCACGAATTTATAATAGGATGACTTAGGATTCATAAAAGAAGCAGCCATTTTATCTTTCTTCTTCTTTTTTTTCTTTGGTTCTTTGACCGTGAACCCTGATTTGTATTTAAAGCTCATTTAGTAATACTCCAATAAACTCGAAGGTGGCAGCTTAGGAGGATCCTCATAATCCTCTGGATGCACGG